CCGTTTCCGCGACGAGAGTCGCTCTGATGTCGGTAGGTTTACCTAACTTCTGGAGGTGTGTATGGGTATTGTTCACTACTATGGTATTGGAAAAACCAAGGATAGTGGCAATGTCACGAAGACTGTCAATGTTCCTCAGTCTACTGTCGTAGTAGAGAACGTTGGTTCTTCTAACTACGGCGGTGGTCCTTTGGTCACTGAAGAGTCTCGTGATGTGATTACATATACTACGAAGCCGCCAAATAACCGGCAAGCTTCGAATTATTGTATTCACTCCCGTACACGGACGAGATATACTGGTGATCCGTTGTCTTCACAGTCAACGCACCAGACAGTGGTGGTTGGAAATGATAGTGATTATCATGACTACCAGCACCATATCACGTCTCGCTCCTTCCATACTTCTGCTCTGAGTGCTGCTTTGTCTCCTTATGTAATAGGAGGCAATTATTTAAGCACTCAGGGCCAGGCTCTTATCAACAATGCTATTGCTGATTTGAAACCTGATCTAACAGTTGCCAGCGCTCCTAATTTCATTCTTGAATTAGGCGACGTCAAGCGAATGTTCGATATTTGGAATGGAAAAGTTGGGTTGGGTAAGAATCTCGCAGGTGGGCACTTGAATTATGCTTTCGGATGGAAGCCTTTTATTGGCGACTTGAAGAACATTATTCAAGCTCTAAGCTCTACTGTTGAGAGGATTAACCAATTTCAACAACAATTGAACAAGCTTACGCATCGTTCAAAAGTTGTCTTGAGAGAAAACTACTCCCTCGATGGTTCATCTATCGCTTCTGAAACTAAATGTTCCTTTTCTGGAACACTGAAGCGAGAGGTGACGGCTCATGCAGTTTGGCGGGCGAAGCCTCTTGAGGCTCTATCCGCTGAAATGCTTTATGTCCGTGGAGTCTTAGACTCCTTGGGCTTTGAGCTGAATCCAGCAATCGTCTGGAATGCGATTCCTTTTAGTTTCGTCATTGACTGGTTAGTCAATGTCGGATCCTATTTGGATCGCTTCAAGGTGGATACACTGGAATTACCAGTTGAAATTGTGGATACTTATCTACAATACAAAGAGGACATCAGATTCGAGTCCAATAGCCAAATTACGTTCAATAGAACGGATTTTGCTCCCTGGATTCGAAGCGGCAGTTGGGTTTTTGAAAGTCGATTTTTCCATCGACTACCCATCCGACCAGAACCCGCGATTTTCTCATCGCTGGACTGGAAGGGACCATCTGCCAATCAGCTGCTCCTCGGAGCTTCGCTGATAATAGCCAATCGATAGTTTGCCTTTGTCTAGCAATTCCTTTGAGTCATGAGTAATTATGACTTGTAGGAGTACTAAAGCTAACTCAGGTGGATTGTCGATTAACTTTGGGCCGATTAAGTAACTCTATGAGTCTGCTTACCGGTCTCAGTGCTATCCAGTAATGGATGGCTCACTTTGGATGTTGGGTATTGTCCCCGGCATCCTCATCCCCCTTATTAGGGGAGGAGCATTACCAATGGGGTTTAGTACACCACAAGCGCTTTCGCCCGATTCAGCGACGGATGTAGATACGAATACAGAATCGTATGTACTCCGCGCAGCTGATATCGATCGCAGCATCTTCGGAGTTCAGGGTATGACACTTCCTGAACAGAAGCTGTTGACCGTCTCTCATGAGACGGTAAAGAACGGTGATGTAAGGCACCTGGTGCGTCTTGACCGAACGGTCATCGACGCAAACCTGGTCCCGGCGACGGCGTCCGTTTATATGGTCGTCCATCGCCCATCCAACACCGCTGTCACGAACGCCGTCCTCATCGCAGAGGTCAACAAACTCGTTGACTTCTTGATCGAGGGCGGTTCAAACGCGAACGTGACGGCGCTCCTTAACCGTGAGGTCTAAAACCCTCTCGATTAAGTGTATAGCGAGCTCACGTAGCACTGTTCGGTGGCTTGTGAGTGGAGTTACCTGGTTCTATAGCCATTGGTAGGCTCTTCGGAGGTGTTCCAATGTATATTGGTGACCTGAAAAGCCTCTACCTGTTATGGGTAGACCTGGCGAAAAACCATCGCTATCAGACTTTCTTCGATGAACGTGATATTACTACGTTTATGAAGAGAGCTGAGAATGAGGGGCTAAGCTTCTTAACGACAACTTTGCCCTCTCTGGGCAAAGCCCTTGATTCCTTCCACGCTACCACAGTGTGGGAGACACCGTCGGGTTTTCAAACCGATGATGAAGGATATCCCATTTTTATGGGAAATCCAATCAAGCGCGCGTTAAGAGGAGAGTCTCTCGCCGTAGATTACGTTCGTCAAATGACTTACGTTTTCTATAAGCTGGAGGTACCCTATGCGGAAGACTTGGTTGAGGATTTTCTTCAAAAGTTTAAAAAGACTGATGATGAACTCCTCTTTTCGATTAACTGGGCGGACAACTCTGTCGCCTGGCTCATCGAAGATACACGTCGTATTATCCTTTCGGTTTTGTGTAACACAAATCCGTATGATATACGGCCGTATCACGGCAGCGGTGCAACCGCCTGCCGAACCAAACCGCACGATAAGTGGCACAAGCTTCGGTATTATAAGAAGCTTGATGAAACTTATCCATACTCTGAGACGTTCTATTATAATCCTACTCATCTTGTTGATGAGTTGGATAGAATGGAATTTTCAGAGGACAGGGATCCTCGGGCACGTGTGGCATTGGTGCCTAAGGATTCGAGAGGTCCTAGAGTTATCTCTATGGAACCTGCTGAACTAATGTTCGTTCAGCAAGGACTAATGAGGTTACTCTATGATACAATCGAAACCCACAAACTCACTTCTGGTCAGATTAATTTCTCTGATCAGACTAAGAACCGAGAGTTAGCGTTAACTGCTAGTATTACTGGCAACTACGCTACACTCGATCTTAGCGAAGCTTCTGATAGGGTGTCACTCGAACTAGTCCGGAGGGTTTTCCCTCAGAACTGGGTTGAGTGCCTCGAAGCATGTCGCTCCGAGGAAACCATCCTACCAAACGGTGAGATTGTAAAGCTTAACAAGTTTGCCCCTATGGGGTCGGCTTGCTGCTTTCCAGTTGAAGCACTAGTCTTTTGGGCTAGTGCCCGGGCGATTTGTAGACTGGTCTCTCCTAAACACAGAGAGGTTAAGGTCTACGTTTACGGAGACGACATTATAGTGCCGACAAACTTTGCCGACGCTGTAATGAAGGGCCTAGAGATGATTGGCCTTCAGGTCAATCGCTCAAAGTCCTTCGTTCAAGGACCATTCCGGGAATCCTGCGGTGGTGAGTACCATAATGGTATGGACGTCACACCCGTTAGGATCCGAAAATTCCTTGATCGGTCTCATACCACTGTAGCCACAGGGGCTGACTTGTGCAATAATTTCATTGCCAAGTTTGGATATGATGACTCGATTGGCCTTATCGACATTGTCGAGACGGCTTTGGGTTATCATTTTCCGAGGACTGAATTGTCACTTCCTGCGACAATTCGTACTACTCCTCGCGCCTGTAATGATGTTTTCTTTCGTAGAAGATGGAACAAAAATCTTCAACGATGGGAACATCGCATCCTTCAGCCTAGTACCAAGAGATTACTCTTGCGTCCACCAAACTGGTGTGAGCTCCTTAGAAAAGAGCTGGCTAGGGACTCAGAAGGTTACAGTGCCCGGAACGTGAACTTCATTAAAACCGAAGTTCTAAAGCCGGGAGAGTATGTCGCGTCCCACTCGATACGTACAAAGTGGGTCTGGACATGGCTAGGTTAGCCATGAGCAATTAGGCGTCGTGCCTTCATAGCCTTCAAAAGCTATGGATCGCATGGCAGACCTTGGGAGGGCAACGGTTCCTGCTATTCAGTGGGAACTGAATTAGC